GGCATACTTTCAAGAAACTTATCCAGCTGGCGGCAGAGCAGCGCCCGGTTGACGGCGACTGTGGCTTCGTCATTCGACGCGTCGATGGCGAACTGAAGATTCAGCTGGTGCCCGGAACGCGCATCGGTAATCCGAATATGCTCGGCTCAGAGCCGAACAACTATTTCCAAGGCGTGTTCACGAATGAGTTCGGTCGGCCCGTTGCCTACCGCATCTTCCGCGTGACGCGCGAGGGAGTGTATTATGATCCAGAAGATATTGAAGCTCAGTTTTTCTGTCATTACTTCGATCCGTTCCGCGTGGACCAATACCGTGGAATCACTGACTTCCATGCTGCGATCCGCACGGCTCGGATGCTCTACGAGATTCTCGAAGCTGAAAAGGTTGGCGTCCGCTTTGCTAGTCAGCAGGCCGCCCTCGTATTTTCCGACCGAGGAACTGCCAACCCACGAAACCTGTTTACGCCTAATCCGGCGCAAACGCTCGCGAACGGGCAAACGCAGAAAAACGAGGAGTCGCAAATAGGGCAGATCCGTTACTTCGGAACGGCCGACAAGATCGAGGTGATGCCGTCGCGACCGAGTGCTGCGTTCGAAGGATTCGTGCAGCACCTGATGCACGAGATCGCCATCGGCGTCGGCATTCCGGAGGGCGTTCTTTTTGGTACGCAGAACTACAAGGGGCCGAGCGTGCGTGCAGACTTTGCCGCGGCCGACCGCGTCTTTAGCCGCCATCAGGGGATCTTGCAGGACAAGGTGCTCGATCCGATCAAGAACCAAGTCATCATCGACGCGATTGCGCGTGACCTAATTCCGGCTCCTCCGCGCCGCGATGGCGAGACGGTGGTGCAGGCGATGAAGCGTGCGACGCGTGGCGAGTGGCGTTTCCCGGCCAAGCTCACGATTGACATCGGGCGCGAGTCCGCGGCTAACCTGAACGAGAACCGGCAGGGCGCGAAGTCGTTGCAGGAGATCGCAGCCGAGGAGGGCACCGATGCGTTCGGCCGCCTGGAGCAGATCGCCATTGAGGCGTCGTTCGTGTCCGAACTGGCGCAGCGCTACAACGTGCCGGAGACTGCGATTCGCTTGGTCACCAATGCGCTTCCCAGCACGCCGGCAGCTGCCGCGGCTACGGGAGAAAAGACCGGAGCAGATGCTGCGCAGGCGCAAGTCGACGCAAGCAAGACCGAGCCGGAAGCGACAGCTAGCGACGAGCAGCTATCCGACAACCGCATTGTCATCGACTTCGCAGAGGATGGCTACGTTCCAAACGAGTCAATGGTCGCCAATGCCAAGCGTGCGCTGGAGGTCCGCGAGTCTAAGCCGGCCAGTCAGCGCGGCATGACCTCGGTGGGCATCGCTCGCGCGCGAGACATCATTAACAAGCGTGCGCTCTCCGAGGACACGGTGCGCCGCATGAAGGCGTACTTTGACCGTCACGAAGTCGACAAGAAGGGCGCGACCTGGGACCAGCAGGGGAAGGGATGGCAGGCGTGGAACGGCTGGGGCGGTGACGCCGGCCAGACGTGGGCCAACGCTATCGTCGAGCGGCTCAACCGTCGCGAGGCTGGAGACGCTACCGAAAAGGTGCGCCTCGGTTCTCCGGTCGAGGCCGACTTTGCCACGCGCAAATTGAGCAGCAAGGACTGGCTGGCTTCGCTGGCATCCTATCGCCGCGAACTGGAACAGAAGAAGGAGTTCATCCTCCCGACGCCTAGTGCTGGAGAAAAGAGCGAGGACTTTCTTGCGCGATGCATGGGCGACGCCACGATTGCTGCAGAGTTCCCGGATGAGTCGCAGCGCTACGCTGTCTGCCAGCGCCAACTGAACCCGAAAGCCTAATTCATGGACACGCAAAAGCAGATCGACCACTTGATCGAACTGGCGATTGAGCAGCGCGGAGAACTCGCGCGCATCGTCGGTGAACTGCCGCAGATCAAGGGGCAGTTACGCGATGAGATCGCACTTGCGATGGAAGATGTCGAGCCGCAGCTGCGGAGCGATCTTGCCGACTTCTGCGCTAAGTCTGCCGAGGAGCAGGTTCAGGCGCTTGAGTCCAAGATTGCCGCGCGCGTGTCTGATCTGCTGGCGCGTCTTGAGTTGTCGGCCGGTGCAAAGTACTCGGCGCTGATGGCAGAGCGCGAGAAGAATGCGCAGCTGCTGGAGGTTGCGGAGCAGCGAATCATTTTGGCTACCGCTGAACTGCCGGAGACGGTCACGCGGATTCTCGATGAGCAGATCAAAGCGCGCGAGGAGTTTGCTGCGCCGCGTACGCTCACGCCGCTCGGCAAGTGGAAGGCCGGCGAATATGAGACGCTCGATGTCGTTTCGATTAACGGTGATTCCTACATTGCGAACCGTGCGACGCGGGAGAAGCCGAGCCGGTCAGCAAAGGACTGGACGCTCCTGGCTGCACGCGGTGCTGGCGGCGGTGGTTCGAATATTAACTCGCTGACGGATCTGACGGGCACGCCGGCGGCTGGTCAGTTGCTCATCGGTAACGGCGGAGATTTCCAGCTGAACACGTTGACGGCTGGATCGAACGTCACGATCACGAACAGCGCCGGCAATATCACGATTGCAGCCACTGGTGGTGGAGGCGGCGGCGGTACGGTCACGAGGGTCGCAGCCACGGGAGATAGCGCGATCACGGTCGGAGGCAGTCCGATCACGACCAGCGGCACCTTTACTCTGGCGCTGGCAAGTACGGCCGTAACCGCTGGCAGCTATGGGTCGTCTTCTAAGGTCGGCACGTTCACGGTCGATGGGCAGGGACGGCTCACCGCGGCGGCTGATGCGACCATCAGCATCACGACTGGTCAGATCTCGGATGGCGTGGTCAAGTCGATCTTTGGCGAGCAGGGCGTCGTGACGACGCTGGACTACGTTGACTTCGACACGCTGGCAACGGTTTCGCCGACGCCTGGGCGCATCTACTGGAACGACGACGACGGTGCTGGTACGTTGGCGATTGCTCTCAAGGGCGGCGTCGTCACGCAGAACGTCGGTCAGACGAACTACTACCGAGTTAAAGCATCGTCGGCCATTACGGTCGGTCAGGTGGTGATGTTCTCAGGCGTTGTCGGCACGTCTGGAAAGATCCAAGGTGCGCCGGCTACGGGCTTGCAACCCAACCAAGGGAACTACGTCATCGGCATCGCGGCCGAAAGCGGATCGCTCAATGACTGGGTTGCGGTGTTAGCATTTGGTTTTGTCCGCGGAATCAATACAACCGGCGGTGCGGAGAACTGGGTTTCCGGAGATATTCTGTATTACGATCCATCAGTTGCCGGCGGACTGACGAAGAACATTCCGACCGCTCCGAATCCTCGCGTGGAAGTTGCGGCAGTTGTCGTTGTGTCTTCGACGGTGGGAGAATTGCTGGTGCGTGTAACGCACGGCTCGGCGCTGGGAGAGACCGATAGCAATGTTCAGATTACCAGCGTAACGAATAATGACTTCCTAGTCTATGACGGTGCTCAGTCGCGCTGGGAAAACTACAACGCCAGTGCGGCTCGCACGGCACTTGGCCTAGGCAGTGCAGCGCTTGAGTCGACCACTTACTTTGCTCCGGCGACGGTTGGAACGTCGATTCTGTACGGCAACGGCAGCGGTGGCTTTGCGTCGGTAACGGTTGGCACTGGCCTGACGTTCAGCGCCGGCACGCTGGCTGCAACGGGTGGAGGCGGTGGCGGCACCGTGACCAGCGTTGCGCTAACTGCTGGAACTGGAATCTCCATCAGCGGTGGACCGATTACGACTAGCGGGACCATCGAGGTCACGAACACGGCACCGGATCAGACCGTCGTTCTCACGCAAGGCGGTACTACGACCATCACGGGCACCTATCCGAACTTTACCATCTCAAGTGCGGATCAGTTCACCGGAACGGTGACTAGCGTCACTGCGCAAGGCAGCGCTGACATCTCGGTCACTGGTGGACCGATCACGACCAGCGGCACGCTGTACTTCTCACTTAGCGATACGAGCGTAACGGCTGGCAGCTATGGTACGGCTGGCAGCGTTGCATCGTTTACGGTGGACGCAAAGGGACGACTGACGGCTGCCGCGGCTGTACCGATTGCCATAACCGCTGGTCAAGTGTCGGGCTTGGGCAGCGCTGCGTTTGAGTCCACAACGTACTTTGCACCTGCCACGACTGGAACGGCGATTCTGGCCGGCAACGGTTCTGGTGGCTTCTCGTCTGTTACGATTGGCACTGGACTGACCTACACTGGCGGCACTCTGTCGTCGCTAGATGTTGGCGGCACGGTCACGAGTGTGGCGCTCACGGCTGGCACGGGCATCTCGATTTCTGGTGGGCCGATTACTTCCAGCGGCACCATCGAGGTGACGAATACCGCGCCAGACCAGACGGTGGTGCTCACGCAAGGCGGAACCACGACGATCACTGGGACGTATCCGAACTTCACCATCTCGTCGGCTGACCAGTACGTCGGCACTGTGACGAGCGTGTCGCTGACCGCCGGAACTGGCATCTCTATTTCTGGCGGTCCAGTTACGTCAAGCGGCACAATCGAGGTGACCAACACCGCGCCGGATCAGACTGTTGTGCTAGCGCAGGGCGGAACGACTACGATCACTGGCACTTATCCGAATTTCACGATCTCGTCGGCTGACCAATACGTTGGAACCGTCACGAGCGTTTCACTCACCGCAGGAACGGGAATCTCGATCTCGGGCGGTCCCATCACGAGTAGCGGTGCAATCGAGGTCATCAATACGGCACCCGATCAGACCGTTGTACTGACGGGCACGGGCACGACAAGCGTGACCGGAACGTATCCGAACTTCACGATCAACTCGGCCGATCAGTACACCGGCACGGTGACCAGCGTGACCGCGCAAGGCAGCGCCGACATCTCAGTCACTGGCGGTCCAATCACGACGACTGGCACGCTGTACTTCGCGCTGACTGATACGAGCGTCACGGCAGGTAACTACGGATCAGCAAGCTCGGTTGCCTCAATCACGGTTGACGCAAAAGGACGCATCACGGCGGCCTCAAATGTTCCTATCGTGGTCAGCAATGTTTCGCTGACGGCGTCGGTGACTGGGACGCTGCCGGTAGCGAATGGCGGAACTGGATTGGCGAGCGTCACGGCCAATCACGTCATTCTGGGCAACGACACAAGTGCATTCACGACCGTTGCGCCTGGAACATCGGGCAATGTGCTAACTAGCAACGGAACGACGTGGACAAGTGCGGCAGCTGCTGGTGGTGCCGTCAGTTTCCCGCAAAACAGCCAATCGGCCGACTACACGCTTGTTCTGAGCGACGCTGGAAAGCACATTTTCCAGCCGGCGTCGGATACGGCTATTCGGTCGTTCACTATTCCAGCCAATAGCAGTGTCGCATTTCCAATTGGGACTGTAATTCTTTTTACGGTCGAAAAAAATGCACCTGGAATCCGTGTAAAAATTAATTCAGACACGCTCACATTAGGCAATGGATTGACCGGAACCGCTAATGTAGCACAAAACAATTCTCTAATGGCGATAAAAGTCGGCTCAACAAAATGGGCGGCTAACTACTTATTTCAATTTGGTTATGAATCTTCACTTGCTGTCGCGCACACAACATCGCCATTCGTTACCGCGTACCCATGGAGCAGTTCTGGCTTTGGCACAAAATTCACCAACCCAGCAACGTTGCCAGGAAGCACTGGGAATGGTGTAGCATTTAGTCCAGTAGGAGACGCCATCGCTGTCGCGCACACAACATCGCCATTCGTTACCGCGTACCCATGGAGCAGTTCTGGCTTTGGCACAAAATTCACCGACCCGGCAACGTTGCCAGCAGGAACCGGGCGTAGTGTAGCATTTAGTCCAGCAGGAGACGCCATCGCTGTCGCGCACTCTTCGACTCCATTCGTCACCGCGTACCCATGGAGCAGTTCTGGCTTTGGCACAAAATTCACCGACCCGTCAACGGTGCCAGCAGGACAAGGGAATGGTGTAGCATTTAGTCCAGCAGGAGACGCCATCGCTGTCGCGCACACAACATCGCCATTCGTTACCGCGTACCCATGGAGCAGTTCTGGCTTTGGCACAAAATTCACCAACCCAGCAACGGTGCCAGGAAGCACTGGGAATGGTGTAGCATTTAGTCCAGTAGGAGACGCCATCGCTGTCGCGCACGGTACGACTCCAATCGTCACCGCGTACCCATGGAGCGGTTCTGGCTTTGGCACAAAATTCACCGACCCGGCAACGTTGCCAGCAGGAACCGGGCGTAGTGTAGCATTTAGTCCAGCAGGAGACGCCATCGCTGTCGCGGACGATGTTACGCCATTCGTCAACGCGTACCCATGGAGCGGTTCTGGCTTTGGCACAAAATTCACCGACCCGGCAACGTTGCCAGCAGGAAGCGGGCGTAGTGTAGCATTTAGTCCAGCAGGAGACGCCATCGCTGTCGGGCACACAACAACGCCACACGTTACCGCGTACCCATGGAGCGGTTCTGGCTTTGGCACAAAATTCACCGACCCGGGAACGGTGCCAGCAAGCACTGGGAATGGTGTCGCATTCACAACAAATCCCTAGCATGAGCTACACACAACTGACCAGCTCCTACAAGTACGACACCATCGCGGAAGCCATTTACGCCCGCGAGGTGGAGTATTTTCACTACGACTTCGACCGCGCCAACTTTGAGCACCTGCTGGCAAATACCGACGACGACGAGGAAGCGTTCAAGGTCGACGTGGCGCAGCGCCTCGCTTCCACGCTAGGTCAGATGAAGAAGGTCGAGTCCATCATGGCCGCACTTCGCTCGCAGATTGACGATCAACAGGCATACGACGCAGCCGTCATCCGCACGACGGCCAAGCGTGCAGTGAAAGAGAAGGAATCAAAATAATGCTCCGCTACGTCCAATCCAACCGCGACACTTTCATTCGCCACATCAACGACATTGAGCCGACGCGGTGGGATGAAGATAACTTCTGCTTCGCTCGCAAGCTCACGCCGGAGCAGGCCGAGAAGTTCGGCGTCACTAAGCTCAAGATCGTCACGCCGCCCTACTTTAATCTGACCACGCAGCGCCGCGACGAAGGACCGGCACTGCTCGTCAACGGCGTCTGGACGCAGAACTACATCGTCAGTCAGCTAACGCCAGAGGAAGCCGCTGCAAAGGCTGAGGAGCAAGGCCGCATCGTCCGCGCTGAACGCGACCGCTTGCTTCAGCGCACTGATTGGACGCAAGTCGACGACACGCCGCTAGACAACGTCGCAAAGAACGCTTGGGCAAACTATCGACAGGCACTGCGCGACGTACCGGATCAGGCCGGATTCCCGTTCGATGTTAATTGGCCGAGCGTTCCCGTTTAACGCCAGCGCCTTTTTTGATGAGTTGGTTCACGGAACTGCTTTTTAACGCTGGCAGCGGCGGTCTGTTCGGCATGGTCGGCAGCCTCGCGACGACCTGGATGCGACTGCGCGAGAAGAAGCTGGATAACCAGTTCCAGCTGGACCTGATGGACAAGCAGTTTGCCAGCGCCGAGGCCGTCGCTGCGTGGCAAGCATTCAGCGCATCGCAGACCGCCAGCGCCGCGGATATGACCGAAAAGGTCGCTCCCTGGGCGGCTAACGTGCGCGCGGTCACCCGTCCGGCTCTTACCGCCTTTCTGGTCGTTGGTGCGTTCTTCG